CTGCTGTCGGCTTCAAATCTATGGAAAGCGTCCGCAAGCGCATGAATAAGTTCATGCCAGGGCTACGAGCGCAGCTCAAAGATTTTATGTAAAACCGGTGACCAAAACATACGGCGGTGTCCTCTTCTTTATAGGAAGGTGAAAATCCCCGCAGTCAATCGAAAGGAAGTGATCTCCATGCGGGAGGAAAATGAAGCAATAGCCGAGCTTATCAGCGTTCTTCACCGACTGGTCGATGTCTTGGAGGAATTCGTGCAGAGTTCCGAAGGAGAGGAATCGTTGCCAACGGAAAAGACAGAAGCACCGACGCTTGAGGAGGTACGCGCCGTACTTGCGAAACTCTCTGTCGAAGGACACAGTGCCGCAGTCAAGTCATTGATCGCAAAGTTCGGTGCGGACAAACTCAGCGACATCGTACCGGAGCAGTATGCGGTACTCTTGAAGGAGGCTGAGCGCATTGGCACGTAAGCATGCCGTTCTCTCCGCATCCTCTGCCGCACGTTGGATCGCTTGTCCACCGTCGGCACGGCTCAATGCGGAGAAATCCGATACGCCGAGCGAGTATGCCGCACAAGGTACGGACGCACACACGCTCTGCGAGTACAAACTCCGCAAGGCTCTGGGCGGGAAGGTGCGCGATCCAACTAAGAACCTCGCCTCCTATGACAGCGAGATGGAAGAGTGCGCCGAGGCGTACTGCCAGTTTGTAATGGAACTGGTCGGTCAGTTCCGTGCAGAGAGCAAGGACACAATGGTTTCGGTGGAGCAGCGCGTGGACTTCTCGTCGTTCGTGCCGGATGGATTCGGCACAGCCGACACGCTCATCATCTCCAGAAAAACAGTCTGCATTGTGGACTACAAGCACGGCAAAGGCATCGAGGTCAGTGCCGACCATAATCCGCAGATGATGTGCTATGCGCTCGGATGCATCCAGATGTTCGATGGGCTGTACGACATCGATCATGTGCGGATGGTGATCTTTCAACCTCGTCTCGCCAACATCTCGGAGTTCAGCATTTCGAAAGCCAACCTTCTGGCATGGGCGCAAGATACGCTCGTACCTGCTGCAAAGCTGGCACACGAAGGAGAAGGAGAGTTCTGTGCCGGAGCGCACTGCCAGTTTTGCAAGATCAAGGCGACCTGCCGCAAACGGGCAGAGTACAATCTGGAACTCGCCCAGTATGATTTCGAAATGCCACCGACACTGGAAGATTCGGAAGTAGAAGCGGTGCTTTCAAAAGCTGACACACTCGCGGCATGGGTCAGCGACATCAAGGAGTACGCCCTGCAGCGGGCAATCCAAGGAAAACAGTGGACGGACTGGAAACTGGTCGAAGGTCGCTCGAATCGGAAATACACCGACGAGGCGGCTGTCGCCAAAACTGTCAAAGAAGCAGGCTTTGAGCCGTATGAGCAAAAACTGCTCGGGATTACGGCGATGACCAGTCTGCTTGGAAAAAGTAAGTTTGAGGAACTGCTCGGCGGTTTCGTTATCAAGCCGCAGGGAAAACCAACCCTCGCTCCGATGAGCGATAAGCGGCCTGTGATGAATACCGCAGCAGAAGATTTTAAGGAAAGTTGAGGAAAACACATCATGGCAAAAATTATGAATCCGACAAAAGTGATCACGGGTGTCAAGACACGTTGGAGCTACGCGAACGTCTGGCAGGCAAAGTCCATCAACGGCGGTGCGCCGAAGTACAGTGTGTCACTCATTATCCCCAAGTCCGACACCAAGACCGTGACGGCAGTCAGGAACGCCATTCAGGCGGCATATGAGGAAGGGCAGTCAAAGCTCAAGGGAAACAGCAAGTCCGTTCCTGCGCTCACGGCGATTAAGACGCCGCTCCGTGACGGCAATGCAGAACGCCCAGACGATGAGGCGTATAAGGACTGCTACTTCATCAACGCTAACTCTGTGACTGCGCCCGGCATCGTGGATGCCGCCCGCAATCCGATCATCGAGCACTCGGAGGTCTACTCCGGTGTGTATGGACGCGCAAGCATCAACTTCTACGCATTCAACAGCAACGGCAATCGCGGAATTGCCTGTGGGCTGAACAACCTGCAGAAGATTTCCGACGGGGATCCGCTCGGCGGCAAGACACGTGCCGAGGATGACTTCGCCGATGAGGACGAGGACTTTCTCAGCTAAATAAGACTAGGTGACACGGGCAGCGGGGATTGTTCCTCGCTGCTTTTGTCACGGAAGGAGAAGTGACATGGAATCATTGTCTATCGATCTTGAAACTCGGAGCAGCGTAGATATCAGCAAGAGTGGAGTTTACCGTTATGCAGAGGCAGAGGATTTTGCGATCCTGCTCTTTGCCTATGCCGTTGATGGAGGCACAGTGGAGGTCATCGACATTGCCAATGGAGAACAGATTCCGCAGGAGATTCTGGATGCTCTGACCGATGAGAGCATCATCAAGTGGGCATTCAATGCCAACTTTGAGCGTGTGTGCCTGTCGCGTTACTTGTCGGACTTGGGGATGACCCTCGATCCGTTCCATGATAATCATCCGCTTTCTACGGTGTGTGCCCGCTTTCTGAGTCCCCGCAGCTGGCGTTGCACAATGATCTGGTCTGCGTACATGGGACTGCCGCTCTCACTTGCCGCCGTGGGCAGGGTGTTGGGACTGGAAGAACAGAAAATGACCGAGGGCAAGGCACTCATTCGCTACTTTTCTACGCCTCCGTTCCACGAACCAACAGGAGAGAAGTGGGAAGTCTTCAAGTCTTACAATCACCGCGACGTGGAAGTGGAGATGGCAATACAGAAACGTCTGTCCAAATATCCTGTGCCGCAGTCGGTATGGGATGAATATGTGCTCGACCAAGAGATCAATGATCGTGGAATACGGCTTGATATGTCGCTCGTGGAGAATGCCGTCCAGATTGACGAGATTACGAAAAATCAACTGATGGACAGGCTGAAGAATCTGACTGGGCTTGAGAATCCGAACAGTGTGGCGCAGATGAAGGAATGGCTCAAAGACCACGGTGTCGAAACGGAGTCGCTCGACAAGAAGTCTGTGACTGCACTTCTTGCCACTGTTCCCGCTCCGTTGAAGGAAGTATTGGTGCTCCGTCAGCAGCTTGCGAAATCCTCAGTGAAGAAATATCAGGCGATGAGAAATGCTGTCTGTGCTGACAGGCGTGCACGTGGAATGTTCCAGTTCTATGGAGCAAATCGCACCGGGCGGTTTTCGGGACGCCACATTCAATTACAAAATCTTCCTCAGAACCATCTCGCCGACCTTGAGTGCGCTCGTGCCCTCGTGCGGCAGGGAAATTATGATGCACTGGAAATGCTCTATGACTCCGTGCCGGACGTTTTGTCGCAGCTTATCCGCACAGCCTTTATTCCGAAGGATGGCAGAAAATTCATTGTCGCCGACTTCGCTGCCATCGAAGCACGGGTGCTGTCATGGCTTGCCAAGGAGCGATGGCGCATGGATGTTTTCGAGGGCGACGGAGACATCTACTGTGCCACAGCAGGTAGGATGTTTCATTGTAATGTGGTGAAACACGGTGAGAACGGGCATCTTCGGCAAAAAGGGAAACAGGCAGAACTGGCGTGTATCGCTGAGGGACAGCTTGTCCTTACGAATGAAGGACTTGTCCCTATTGAGTATGTCCGTGCGGAGCATTTGCTCTGGGACGGAGAAAGCTGGGTCAGCCATGATGGTGTCATTTTCAAAGGCGAACGGGAGGTAATTACCTATGAAGGTCTTACAGCAACCCCGGATCATCTCGTCTGGGTTCAGGGGCAAACGCAGCCGATACAGTTTGGAGACGCCGCCTCCTGCGGCGCACATCTCGTACAAACAGGGACGGCAATTCGGCTAGGTGAGAATCATCAGCGTACGGCTCGACTTTATGACATCCGAAATGCCGGAAAGCATCACCGTTTTACCGTATCGGGGAAATTAGTCCACAACTGCGGCTACGGCGGATCCGTCGGTGCACTGAAAGCGTTCGGCGCATTGGAATCCGGGATGAAGGAAGAGGAGCTGAAGCCGCTCGTGGATGCTTGGCGTGCAACAAATCCGAAAATCGTGGATTTCTGGTGGGCAGTCGACCAAGCCGCAAAGGACTGCATTAAGGAGCGCAGCACGAAGGTCACACATGGTATCCGGTTCATCTATCAGGGCAGCATGATGTTCATCGAACTACCGAGCGGACGCAGACTTGCCTATGTGAAGCCCCGCATCGGCGAGAATCAGTTCGGTGGTGAATCCATCACCTACATGGGACTGGATCTCTCAAAAAAGTGGGCGCGGATTGAATCCTACGGTCCGAAGCTAGTGGAGAATATCACGCAGGCGATCAGTCGCGACATTCTCTGCTATGCCATGCAGACGCTGCGAACGATGGATATTGTCGCACACGTCCATGATGAACTCATCATCGAATGCGACGAGCGAGTTTCTCTTTCTGCCGTTTGTGAGCAGATGGCGCGAACCCCGCCTTGGGTAGGCGGACTTCTGCTCCGCGCCGACGGCTTCGAGTGCCAATTCTATCAGAAAGACTAATTTCCATCCTCCCAGAAAATTGGGAGGATTTTTGGTGACCAAAACCTCTCGGTTCGTCCTCTTACTGATGAGAGGAACTAATCTGTTTTCAAAGGGAGGAAATCTTATGTTCTATGTCAAGGAAAATATCAATGACTCTATGGAGGTCACGGTGGAAATCAACGATGAGAATGTCTTTTGCCATTGTCCGCGCTGTGGTGTGGAAGTGCCCGTCGATTTCAACGAGTTCTTCGGCGATGCGGAGTTTGACCTCTTCGGTACGGCGATCTGCTGCACGGAATGCAGCCGAAAGATGCGGTGTGAAAAATGATCGAGCGCAGAAACCACGAGGGTTATGCCGACCCTACGGCATACGTCGCTCTGACTAAGGTAAGCCGGGAGGGCAGATTCGTCTACATCTGCTCTCCCTATCGGGACAGTCCTCGTGTGAATATTATGCGGGCGCGGCAGTACTGCAAATTTGCTGTGGAGAAGGGGAGGATTCCTCTTGCCCCGCACCTGTATTTCCCACAGTTCCTGTCAGAGATCGACGAGCGCGGGAAGGCGATGTCCATGAATCTCGAACTTTTGCGGCTGTGCGGCGAGGTCTGGGTATTTGGTGATCGAATCACCGAGGGCATGAAAGCGGAGATTGCTCATGCCGGGGGGCTGCGGAAGAACATCCGCTATTTCACAACGAAGTGCGAGGAGGTGCTGTGAATGGATTTTTACGAGACTCTTTACAGGAAATGCTATGATTGTACTTTTTCCGTGGTCACTCTTCCCGACAAAGGGGTGCGGCACTTTGAGACCATAGCCTCCATGCGGGAGGAAATCGGCAGGGTGGGAGATATCCGCAATACCTACATTCACCCGTGGCCGAGACGCAAAGACATCAAAGACGGCGTGCGTGGCGATTCGGCAGACACCACGTATGCCACTTGCCTTTTCGCCGACATCGACATCAAGAGCGAGGCGCATAGAGAACGGATGCTTCCAGCATCCCGGGCGGAAGTTCTTTCTTTTTTAGATACATTTCCTCTGAAAGCGACCTTTACGGTTTTTACGGGACACGGCATTCACGCCTACTGGCTCTTTGACGAGCCGATTCATTTGACCGATGCCAATCGGGATAAGATGGAGAAACTTCTCGCGGGATTTGGACGCTGCCTTATGAAAAAAGCGAAAGATGAACGGGGATGGCGCATCGACCCGGTATTTGACCCGGCGAGAATGTTACGGGCTGTGGGCAGCATGAATCTGAAAATAGGGGAGAAAATCCCCTGCGAGGTGATTGCGGAAAACGAAGCGTTCTACAAGCCGGAAGATTTTCACGCCTACGTACTGGATGCGCCCAAGCCGCGAACGGAAGAATTTCATGTGGACGAACGTGTCATGGGGAGTGCCGAGAGAATCATGGAAGGCTGCGCGGCATTAAAGCAGATGACCGAACAACCGGATAACGTCAGCGAACCTCTGTGGCACGCCCTTTGCACCAATGTGGCACTCGCCAAGGACGGCGAGCAGAAGTTTCAAGAGTGGAGTTCCCTGTACAGCCATTATTCCCCGATGGAAACACAACACAAGCTCCGTTCTGCCCGCAATGCCAATAAACCCTGCACCTGCCGTTACATCAAGGATTGCGGTTTGTTTCCCTGCCCCGATGGTGGCTGCGGCGTAAAGGCACCCATCGTTCTTGCCCTTTACACGAAGTTCGAGCAGTTGGAGATTATTTTGGGCAAGGACACCTTGTCAGCAGAAGAACTCCTCGACCCCTATGTGGTGGGACTGCTCCCCTACGCCAAGGAAAACTGCCCCGCCGAATATTCACGGCTGAAACTCGCGGCGAAAAAAGCGGGCATCGGAATGCGGGATTTTGACCGCATAGCCAAAAAAGAGGAGGAAAAGCGGGACGTTGGCATTCCTTTTGATGCCGAGCCGGAGGAAATCAAGCTGAAGGGCATAGATTTGCATGGAGCCATGACTCCCAAAGGCTATCGCATCACTATGGAGAACGGTGTGGAGTCCTTCTACTTCGACGAAGGTGCGCTCGTTTCCTCAAACCTTTGCCCGGAACCGCTCGTCATAGAAAGGCGCATGGAAAATATCGACAACGGCACGGAGCGGTTCGAGCTTGCCTATCATCGCAGCCGTAAATGGAAACGGCTGATGGTGTCAAGAGCGATTGCACTGAACAAGTCCTCGGTCGTCAGATTGGCAGATAATGGCGTACCCGTTTCTACCGACAATGCCGATGGCGTAGTTCATTATCTTTCCCGCTATGAGGCAGAGAACGACAAGCAGATTCCTTTTGTACGCAGTATCGGTCGTATCGGCTGGCTCGGGGAAAAAGAATTCTACCCATACATCCTCGAAAGCCCGGTGGAATATGAGGACAAAGACGATGCGGCGATGATTGCGGCACTGAAGGAGCAGGGCAGTTTTGAGACATGGCTCAAATTTGCGAGAGAGTTGCGGGAGCAAACATACGCCAGAGCCATTTTGGCGGCTTCCTTTGCCTCCGTCCTGCTTGAGAAACTCAAACGACGTGTGGCGATTATCCATATCTGGCACTCATCCCGCAGTGGCAAAACGGCGGCTCTCAAATTCGCACTTTCGGTCTGGGGCGATCCCATGAAACTCATGGGCAATTTCAACAGTACCGCTGTCGGCTTGGAGCGGAGAGCAGGGACTCTTCGCCACTTGCCTTTGGGCTTGGACGAATTGCAGGTCTTGAACGAGCGAAGACTGTCGCCTTCGATGGTGGTTTATTCCTTGGGCAACGGCTACGGCAAAACTCGTGGAGCGAAAACCGGAGGATTGCAGGAAGTCCCGGTGTGGCGAAATGCCATCATCAGCACGGGCGAACAGCCGCTTACCAATGAGGCCACCATGGACGGCGTACACAGCCGTGTCTTGGAACTGTACGGTCAGCCGATCGACGATGCCGATTTTGGGCGCAAGGTGCATCAGGTAAGCGAAAACCATTATGGTTTCGCGGGGAAAGTGTATCTCGAACACATCGTAGACACGGATTTGAGTGATGAGTTTGAGGAAATCCGGGAGAGCATTGGCGACGGCGACCAAGGAGTGCATCTGGACACGGTAGCTTTATTGGCATTGGCGGATTATCACGCAGGAATATCGGTATTCGGCGAAACCAAGCGAAAGGCGTGGAAGGATGCCATTTCCTTTGGCAAGCGCATACTGACCAACGCCAAGGAGAACGAGCCGGAGGATGTTGTTGACCGGGCTTACGATTTCGTCACCGACTGGATTGCCGCCAACAGAAAACGCTTCGCCCAAGACGCCATACCTTGCTTGGGTAAAATCGAACCCGGCAAGGTGCTGGTCATCGCCACAGAACTGAGACGGGCATTGGAGGACAACGGCTTTTCTTATACCAAGTGCCGTAAAGGATTCCGAGACCGGGGCTATGTCGATACCTTTGAGGACAGTCAAGGCAAAAGCCGCAGTCAATATCTGCGGAATATCCAAGGCGTAAATGTCCGAGTGTTTTGTTTTCCCATCCAAGTGGAGAATATTTACCCTCCCGATGAGGATTTTTTGACATGACGGTGGTTACAAAACAAGGGCGATGTTGCCAAAGAATCCAGTATTTTCAAGGGTTCTCGGACATGTAACCACTTTATCACTTTTTCCGCGCACACATAAATGTATATATAGAAAAAGATAATGAAGTATTGATTACATCGCTCCTATATGAGGGGATGTATTAAGTGGTTATTGTGGTTAAGTGGTTACCTATATAGACATATCAAGGGTTGAAGGGCTAACCACTTACGTAACCACCAATTTTTAAGTGGTTAGGAGGAAGAGGATGTACACCGAGCGATGCAGTGAGAAACTCAAGGCTATGGGCGCACCGCTCGTTGGCTGGTATTGTGAAGAGGTCATTGATTGGGGCGAGGCAACCTTCACCTGTGAACTTTGCGGTTATAAAAACGTGCGATTTGTCCATGTGATGGTGCATAAGGATTTTTCGGAAAAACTCCGTGTCGGATGTATCTGCGCCGGAAATTTGGAGGGAGACATTTTCGCCGCCAAAGTTCGTGACAAGGAGGCCAGAGCTAAAAGCCGACGTAAGAAAAATTTCTTGAAAAAAGAATGGCGTGAGGAAAGCGGCATGCTGACACTTCGCTTCAAAAACCAGAAATTGACCATCGAGCAAGACAGTTTCCTTGGCAGACCTTACTTCAAGATTGACATCGACGGCGATTGTTACCAATGGAAAAACAATCGCCGTATCGAAACCTTGACAGCCGCCAAGGAATACATCTTTGAGTTGCTATGAGAGAAAAAATCATCGAGAAGGAACTGGTGAGAGCCGTAAAAGACAAAGGCGGCATCGCTCCGAAGTTCACCTCGCCGGGATTCGATGGAATGCCTGACCGACTGGTGCTTCTGCCTCGCGGCAGAATGGGCTTTGTGGAACTGAAAGCACCGGGGAAGAAGCCGAGAGCCTTGCAGCTGGCACGGCACAGGCTGTTTCGGCGGCTTGGATTCAAGGTGTATGTGATTGACGAGATAAATCAAATTGACAGCGTATTGGAGGAAATCGACCATGAATGAACTTACGGTATTGGAACATAACAACATCCGTGTCATGACCACGGAGCAGCTTGCCGAGGCGTATGGATGCAGGGCAATTCATATCCAGCAGAATTTTAAGAACAACAGGGAGCGATTCGTTGAGGGGAAGCATTACTTCAAACTTGAAGGTGCTGATCTCAAGGCTTTCAAGGACTCACTCGAAAATATCGAGTCAGTTGTCGGGAGTCGCGCACCGTCTCTGATTCTTTGGACGAAACAAGGCGCGGCTCGTCACAGTAAGATGCTGGGGACGGAGCGGGCATGGGATGTTTTCGATGAGCTGGAAGAAAGCTACTTCAACCCTATGAGGAACATGACACCCGAGGAATTCCTGCTCTACAGTGCACAGCGAATGGTGGAACAGGCGAAGGCAATCAAGGCGGCAAATGCACGGATTGACAAGGTGGACGAGCGGCTTCTTGAGGTCGAGTCCAAGCAGATGACCATCGATGAGCACCACTACACCATCATCGGCTATGCCAATCTCATGGGAATCCGTGGCGTGAGTCGGGATGCCGCCGCAAGACTTGGACGCAGAGCGTCGGCAATGTCCAGAAAGCAGGGCTACCACATCGGCAAGGAGTACGACGCCAAGTACGGCGTGGTGAATACCTACCATGTGGATGTGCTGCAGGAAGTGTTTCGGTAATGAATCAAGATGAGTTAGGAGGTGATGCCCTATGAAGTTCATACCGCATGATTACCAGCAGTACGCCATCGACTTTATCGAAAGCCATAAAACTGCAGCCGTACTCCTCGATATGGGACTTGGAAAGACGGTGATCACTCTCACGGCTCTAAATGACCTACTGTTTGACCGCTTCGAGATTTCCCGTGTCCTCGTTATCGCTCCGCTCCGTGTAGCGCGGAATACATGGCCGCAGGAGCTTGGAAAGTGGGAGCATTTGAAGCATCTCCGCTATGCTGTGGCGGTCGGAACGGAGAAAGAGCGGTTGGAGGCTCTTCAAGAGCAAGTCTCCCTCTACATCATCAACCGTGAGAATGTTCCGTGGATCGTGGAGAAAACGAACTTCTCCTACGATGCCATCGTGATTGACGAACTCTCGTCCTTCAAGAATTGGAGCAGTAAACGCTTCAAGGCACTCATGAAGGTTCGCCCCTTGGCGAAGAGAGTCATCGGACTTACGGGAACACCGTCCGGCAACGGCTTGATGGACTTGTTCGCAGAGTTCAAGGTGCTCGACATGGGACAGCGTTTGGGGCGGTTCATTACGAAGTACCGGCAAGATTACTTCGTGCCGGACAAGCGAAACGGACAGGTGGTGTTCTCCTACGTCCCCTTGCCCGGAGCCGAGGAGCGGATTTACGAGAAGATTGCCGACATCACCATCTCCATGAAGGCAGCAGACCATCTGAGGATGCCGGAGCTGATCGAGAGCGAATACAGCGTCCGCATGAATGAGGAAGAGAAGAAAATGTATGCCAATATGTGTGAGCAGTTGGTTTTGCAGATGAAGGGCGATGAGGTGACGGCGGCAAACGCAGGTGTCCTGTCCGGGAAACTCGCCCAGATGGCGAATGGCGCGGTTTACACTGACGATGGGGCTACACTGCATATACACGACCGCAAGCTCGATGCCTTGGAGGACATCATTGAGAGTATGAACGGCAAGTCGCTTCTGGTGGCATATTGGTTCAGGCATGATGCAGAGCGCATCGAAAAGCGCGTGACGTGCATCCGACTGGATACGGACGAGGCAATCGCTCGTTGGAATCGTGGAGAAATCCCCGTCGCCCTGATCCATCCTGCAAGTGCGGGACATGGGCTGAACCTTCAGAGCGGCGGCTCAACCCTCGTTTGGTTTGGGATAACATGGAGCTTGGAACTCTACCAACAGACCGTGGCGCGGCTCTATCGGCAGGGACAAAGTGCCAAGACCGTGGTAGTGCAGCACATCATTGCCGAGGGCACGATTGACGAGAGAATCCTTCGCGCCCTAAAGCAGAAGGACAAGACACAGGCGGCTCTGATTGCTGCCGTCAAAGCGGAGGTGTCATGATGAACTATGAGATTCTGGCAAACGCCATCGTCGAACAGGCGGCAAAGGACTATCGGTGGGCGCGGACGGCTCTCGCCAAAGACCCGGAGAATGGTTCCGCAGCTCAGATGAGGAGCGATACAGAGCGGTTCTTTCGTTCCGCATGGTTCGGGCAGCTGACGCAGCTTAACGGAGAGTGGCTTCTTCAGAAGTTGGAGGGGGAATTTGCATGACGGCAAAAGAGTATCTGAGTCAGGCATGGAACATTGATCGGCGTATCAATGATAAGGTTGCCCATGTGTCGCGGCTGCGTGATATGGCGATTAATGTGAGCGCCGTCATCAGCGACATGCCAAAGAGTCCAAGTCCGAACAATCAGCGGATGGAAACCATCATCGCGCGGCTGACCGACACGGAAGATGAGATCAATGCGGACATCGACCGTCTGGTCAGTCTAAAACTTGAGATCATGAATACGATCTGGCAGGTCGCGGATGAAAACGCGCAGATGGTGCTTGAGCGACGCTACCATAGCTTCAAATCGTGGGAAGATATTGCAGCGGAAATGAGTGTCAGCATTCGATGGGTACACAAGATTCATGGCAAGGCTCTGGATGAAGTTGAAAAAATTTTGGAAAAAAGACAGCAAAGTTCATCCGAGTTCACCTAAGTTCACAAAGGTTCACGTTGCGTTCATAGGGTTGACAGTGATATGATAGACTCAGCAAGAATAGGATATGGAATCAGCCTTCTCGGAGAAGCAATTCTCCGCGAGGGCTTTTTTGATGGAGAAACGCAATGCCGAGAAAGCCGAAACGTCCCTGTCGCATGACGGGATGTCCGAATCTTACAGACCGAAAAAGCTGTTACTGTAAGGCACACGAGAAAGTCATGCAGCGACACTACGAGAACTTCACGCGCGGCTATGATCAGCATGAAAGGTATGGCAGTGTGTGGCGCAGGATTCGTGATCGTCATTTGGCAGTGCATCCGCTCTGTGAGAAATGCAAAGAGCAGGGAAGATACATCCTCGCGACACTCGTGCATCACATCCGACCGATTTCTGAGGGCGGCACGCATGATGCGAGCAATTTGATGTCGCTATGCGTCTCTTGTCATGAGCGGATTCACCGGCGCGGCAGTGGCGACTGCTAGACCCCTAGGGGGCGGTCAAATCTCTAAAACCGCGCCGTTACTGGACCGGGGAGGGGGCGCACGCACAAAAACATCGGTTCAAACGGGGTATTAAAGGAATGGGGGCGAGAAGATGGCGCGTGACGGAACAAATCGCGGAGGACGGCGCATCCGGGCGGGAGACAAACCCGAAGCACTGGCAGATAAAATTGCAGGCGGGCGCACGGCGCACATCATGGAGTTCCCCATGACGGAACTGGACGGCACAGACCTTGTGGATGCCGTCGATCTCTACGGTGAGGAGATGCCAACCCCGAGCGAGTTCCTATCTGCGCGGCAGAGGAACGGCAAGCCGCTCGGTGCGGATGAGATTTTTCGCGAAACATGGCTGTGGCTCAAGGAGCGCGGTTGTGAGCGGCTTGTGAATCCTCGTCTCATCGAAAGCTACGCTCAGGCATTTGCCCGCTTCATTCAGTGTGAGGAGGCAATGAGTCAATACGGGCTGATTGGCAAGCATCCGACGACAGGAGGTGCGATTGCAAGCCCCTTCGTCCAGATGGGACAGGCATTCCAGAAACAGTCCAATCTGCTGTGGTATGAGATTTTCGACATCGTGAAGCAGAACTGCACCACGACATTCAGCGGCTCTCCACAGGAGGATCGGATGGAGCGGTTGCTGCGTTCGAGGAAGTGAATACAAAAGAGCGAAGGCATTGTGCTTGCCTTCGCTCTTTTGTATTCAAGCCTTAGCCCATGAAGCAGTAGTATCCAAAAAATAATCATTTTCCTCGATTCTTTTTTGGTAAAAACTACGACACTTTGAATCGGGGTGCAACATCTTCAATACTAAACGGTTCTCCGTGTTGGCTTCAATGGTGGCTGTACGTGCTTTATATAGCTCGTCAACGTATGCGATTACTGCGCGTTTTCGTTCTCCCTCCATAGTGTAGCCTGGAATGGATTTTTTTTGTAATTCTTGTGCGTCAACATTTTTCTTTTTTGCACCTTTTGCTAAATTTAATATTGTCGCCATAAAAAACCTCCAATGTCTTGAAATCTTACATAGATAAGTTCGACACACATTTGGTCATTCCTGCATTATACAAATTGAGGAGGCAGTTAAATTTTGAACAAAACAACATCAGAGATGAAGCTCGTTCCGATTGCCAAACTCGTCCCGTATGCCAACAATGCACGGACGCACTCGCCCGAGCAGATCAACAAGCTGCGCGGAAGCCTGCGCGAGTTCGGATTCGTCAGTCCCGTCATTATCGACAAGGACTACGGCATCCTCGCAGGACACGGGCGTGTTGCGGCGGCACGGGCAGAGGGCATGGAGAGCGTTCCCTGCGTATTCGTCGACCATCTGACGGAGGCGCAGAAGAAAGCCTACATTCTTGCAGACAACCGTTTCGCACTCGATGCGGGATGGGATGAAGATATGCTGCGCGTTGAGATGGAAGCCCTGCAAGGCATGGACTTCGACATCTCGCTCACGGGCTTTGACGAAGCTGAAATCGCAGACCTGCTCTCACTGGATGACGGTGAAGCGCAGGAAGACGACTTCGACGTAGATGCAGAGTTGGCAAAGCCCTGCGTTGCCAAAACAGGTGATGTGTGGCATCTCGGCAAGCACCGTGTTATCTGCGGAGATTCCACACTGCCGGAGACATACGAGCGTCTGCTTGGCGGCGAGAAGGTCAACCTCGTATGCACGGATCCCCCATACATGATCCAGCTTGAAAGCACATCGGGGAAAATCAAGAACGATGATCTGAATGACAAGGATGCCTACGAGTTCCTGAAATCTGCCTTTACCGCATTCCACTCGGTGATGGCGACGGACGCTTCCATCTATGTTTTCTACGCAACAGCAAAAGCCCGCATCTTTCATGACGCTTATGAGGATGCGGGTTTTAAAGTTGGCGCAGGTCTGGTGTGGAAGAAAGACCGCCTTGTACTCACACGGACGGACTGGAAGTACATTCACGAGCCGATTATCTGGGGATGGCGCAAAGACGGACGGCATAGATGGTACGGCGATCAAAAGCAGACTACCGTCTTTGCGTTCGACCGCATCAAGGATTCGAAGAAGGACGGTTGCGGACATCCGTCCTCGAAGCCCGTGCCGCTCATCGCCTACCTTGTCAAACAGTGTACGCAGACGAATGGTATCGTTCTAGACGGATTCCTTGGCTCTGCCTCAACGCTTATCGCTTGCGACCAGCTGGGGCGTATCTGCTACGGTGTGGAGCTTGAGGCGAAATTCGTGGATGTTGCTGTTGAGAGATACATCCAGAGCAAGGACGGCAATGCAGAAGATGTGTTTTTGGAACGTGATGGTGAGCGCATTCCGTATGTGGATGTGCCGAAACCAAAGGAGGAAGCATAATGCGTGTGTTTTTGAATCCGGGTCATGCCCCGAACGGGAATCCAGACCCCGGCGCGTGTGGTTGGGGGCTTAGGGAATGCGATGTGGTAAAGAACATCGCTGACCTTGTTGCGGGCTATCTCACTGCCGCAGGTGTAGAAGTTGTGGGCTGTCTCCAATCCGACAGTCTGCATGAAGTCGTATCGGCTTCCAATCGTTCCGATGCCGATGTGTTTATCTCCATCCACTGTAATGCCTATAACGGCATGGCACAGGGGACAGAGGTTTGGCACTACTACGGAAGCGGCGAGGGGGAGAAGCTGGCACAGTGCATCCAGAACCAGATTGTGGATGCGCTCGGAACTTTGGATCGTGGAATCAAAGCCGCAAAGCCCGGTGTCAACGGCTTGTATGTTTTGAGCAACACAGATGCGGTCGCTGTGCTTGTGGAGCTTGCGTTTATTGACCATGCGCGTGACGCAGAATTGCTCCGCAGCCGGCAGGATGAATTTGCCCGCGCCATTGCGCGTGGGGTAACGGACTATGAAGGAGCGTGTTGAAGATGAAACTGGAACACATTCAAAACGAACTGAAGAATCATGTGGGAGATTTCGTGCGGACGGAGGCAAAGGAAGCGACCGTCCTCTGGCTGCATGAGAAAGGACTCCCGGCAGCGCGTGAAGTATCGGCGGCATATACGGCAGCACTTCGTGAGAGCGCCGAGAAGGAGACGGGATGGTGCAGATTCCGCGACCGCATATTCCTGCCGCTCGTCATCGACGGGGCAATCTGGATGACGGGCAAGATGCTTGAGCGCATGACCGCACCACGTTCTGTGAAATGATGACGCTCTGCGGTTTATCTCACTGAGGCCATGGTGTATACAACACAATCCGCTTGCTAATTATCCCAAAACGAGGGATGTATGTAATGACCAAAGTTCATAAAGGAGGTTTTCAAAATGAAGGTCAATTACAACATCCAGAAGGAAGAGCGCAAGGCGATGGTCGGGATTGTGGGAAAGGTGCTCGGGACAAAGCCCGCCTATTGCGGCGCACCGAGCTTTTCCTACAAGGTCGGCGCGTTCGAGATCACGAAGGACGGCAGCCTTTGTTTCGACGATGCCACCGACAAAGCGACGGTGGCGCGTGTGCGCACGGCATTGCGCGAGGCGGGCTTCATGTCCGAGGATTGGGAGAACGAGGCTTCCTGTGGGGACACAGGGGCAGATGAGCCGATCCAGACGGAAGCGGCAGAGAATGAACTCGCCGCAGTAGAAACGGAGGAGGTAGAAGAACCTACCGGAGCGGACATGGCAGAGGTTGAGCCAAGCCGGACGGAATCGACAGTGGAAGAGCCTGCCGCAGTAAAAACGGAAGCAGACGAGCAGATTCAGATGGAAATGCCGGCAGAGCCTGCTTTGACCGAGGAGATGATGGCAGGACCCGATAGGCACAGCCTTTCCATCAGCCTCCCGCGCAGCCTTTTCACCGAGACGGCACTGCAGAATCTCGATGCACTCCTCCTGAGCAAGGGGAGACTTATCCGTCACGCCTTTGACATTCAGGAAGCGACCTACACGCTGGAGGGCGACCGCATCACTTTCGCATGGCTGCATGGCACGATTACCGACGAGACGGCAAAGGCATACGCCGAGTTCATCAGCAAGCTCTGCCTGATGGCGCGGACGCAGAAGCGCGTCACGGCAAAGGAGAAGATTGTGGACAACGAGAAATACGCATTCCGCTGCTTCCTCCTGCGTCTTGGCATGATCGGAAACGCCTACAAACAGTCGCGTAAGATTCTCCTGCAGAACCTCACGGGTA